TTGTGATTCTTTAAGTCTCTTAGTATTTTCGGAAAGGACAGAGAAAATACTCTGCCCCTCCGAAGATAAGAGATCGACATTATAATAAACACCGTCCATCTCAACTGTATTCATTACAGTTCATCCTCCATGTCACTAATTAGTGCCTCAAACTCTGAGCCATCAGGTGAGCCAACCTCAATGAGGTCGATGACTTGCATGGCTTGAAAGTCTAAGCCGTAGAAAGTCTTGCCCTTCCACTCTGACTGCCACTCTTTGTACTGCACCTTAACAGTGGAGCCGTTGCCGATGCGGGCATCAAGCGGGTTCTTATGTGCATCCACTAGCCGTGGAGCCTGTCGCACCATCCCGTTAGGGCCGTTGACTTTACGCTTAATCACAACTGCTGGGCCTTCATCCATCTGCTTGATAGTGAAGCCGCGTGATGCAAAGTCATCTGCCACTGCCTGATCTACAACTAAGTTAACCGAATACACTGGCTCGAAAGTAGTGTTCGGGGTGGTTACTGCTGCCCAGTATGCTGCGCCTTGTAATATTGCCATGTTAATATACCTATTGGTGGGTTGATTGAAGCTGGAGCGTACCACATGTACGCCACTAATGTCTAGCTATTTATTTCCTAGTGTGTCGCGGTCAACAATGTCTTCTTCTTTAATGAAGATACCATCGACCATCATTCCCTTGCGATCTTTAATGTCCTGATATGCGTGATCAATACAATCCTTCAGTGACAGGTTGTGCCTGACAGCGATATTAACTAACACCACAATGATGTCACCGATGTCATCAATGGGTGTCTGCCCTTTACAAATACTATCGGACAGCTCACCTAACTCCTGTATTAATTTAAGCACCTGATCCTTGTCGCTGGAACCGTGTATCAAGTTCCTCGCTACGTGCCACGATACTACGTTCTGAATTGAAAGCTCTATGCCCCTGTTCTCTTCTTGCATGTTAATCCTCCCTCATTCCTAGCACTGTGTCGTACTCAGTCTTATCAATGATGTATTGGATGACCGCCTGCTCCCGCACGTTGTACATGGAACACGCTGTCTTCAGTGGAACCTTTCCCTCAGTAACATCTACTGCTGCCTTAGCTGTAGCCATAGACTCAGGGCTAGGATTACCTTGTAAGCTCTCAGCAAACATACTCACCTCAGAGTAACGCATAAATAATAACAGTGAGTACTACACCGGACGCAAAAATCAAACCATTACGAGCAGCTAGTGTTAGACGATGGTTGAAACGGTGTGCTGCCCTGTCAAGTGCTTGAACCGTCCACACCTTTAGTCTCAACGAGATGTTTAAGCAGGCCGACTTCATCCATTCGATGCTTTCGTTTATCTTTTCTTTCATGTTGAACCTCTTTAAATTGCTGGTTAAAAATGCGATCAAAATTGTCGCCATAAGTTTTACTGTCCTTTACTCTAGACCTATCACCTTTACCGCCATGTGTTGGGTCAGTCATCATGCACTCTCCGTATAACAGATGCCAAAACTAATTAGGATGAAGGGTAAAGATATAAGTATACCCTCAAACTCTGCGATCTCTAAGTCTTCACGACCCCTCCTGCTTATCCAGACAGGCCGTGAATTAGAGAACTCTATGTCAAGTCCCACCCCATTTCTAAACTCAATGGTTAGGGACTGCCCAAATAAATTCATTGTCATACTATGCCGCCTTCATTAGTAGGTTATTTTTAACAGCATCGCGTACTACCTGCTGCCTGTCGTTCTGTACTGACGCTATGTTCGCTGCTCCTGATGAACGGACAGCACCAAAGTGCGTAGACCAATCAGTCAGTGCATTATACACAGCCCAGTAGTTAGTACCTAAACGCTTTCTATATACCTGAACGTACTTGTTCCAGATATATTCTAAGCTGCTACTTTTTCTAGGCATATCTGATAGAACCATATCGCCCTGCGTGATCCCACTTTCTATTAGACTTAAAGCTGAGCTGCACTTCAACGCCCGTGCAAAGAATTTAAATGCCTCCTTGCTTGAACACTCTGTGTTATCCCACTGCTGCCACAGGTCTCTCTCATTGTGGAATGTCTCCAATGACCGCGTGATGATACGACCGCCCGCCTCAATGTCCAACGAACGTGTGTGCTTAGCACGATACACTGCTACCTCACCACCTACAAAGACTTGTAAGTTTGTACACGCACTCTGAATAGCTGCTGCGCTAATCATAAACGGCCACGTACCATCGAAAGATGAGATAGATAACAGGCTCAGTGATGCGCTGTCACCATCGCTGGTTCTATACGTGTGCTCTGGCAATGTGTATTGCACAAAGGTTCTCGCCCCATCGTGTGAAGTACGTATCTGCTCACGCATCTTGTTAATGGCAAGCCCGGATCGCTCAATGACATTGCGGGTAACATCAATCTGATGCTTAGGAGCTACCGCCTTGTAGCCGTGGCCGTGGATACCTAACTCACCACCAGTATCGGTGCGATAGATAACAGACTTAGAACTAGGGAACTCTGTGCCGTCAGCATAATAAACTAAGGGTGATGTAGCTATATCAAAGTCGGCTGACCCGTAACCCCCATCCCTTATGGCTGTAAGTGCTGTGTTGTTTGCAAACATCGGTGTAATATTATTCATTTCAATCTCCAAGATGTACTTTATGTACAAAGTTATTAAATTAATTTCGATCCTGAGTTGACAACATCCTAATCACTATTATAATAGCTACTAAGTTGCTGAGTCAACCATATGTTTAAACTATTTAATTGTTCACTTATGGAACAGCTACCGCTGGAACTACTTCTCCACTAATGTAAACATCTTCTAAGTCTTTAAAGGTTAAAGTATCTTCTAAACATCGCTTACATAATTGTTCACTGTGGATATGATCAACATAATCATTAAGGCACAGTGAACAGTTTAGAATCCGTCCGTACTTATCCGATCTTATCGTCATCTTCTACTCCCTCTATGTCTGTTACTATTTCCACGGGCGTTACCTCCACTATATGTTTGTTGTACTTCGGGTAACTTCGGTTAACTCCTGCGAACTTCAAAGCTTCTTCGGGGGTAGACGCGGCTACATCAATGTAGTAACCGCTCACTTCTCCCATCAGCACCTTGTATGTCTCTATCTTTTCTTCTGTGTCTATTGGTTTGAAGCTCACGCCTCACCTCCTAGACGCTCAAGGGCTGCTTGTTCTTCGAGGGCTTTGTGTGCCTTGCTCAGCAGTCGCATCTCTTTACTGAGTGCCACCGCACCGCGATCACTTAGCTCCACGTTGTTTAGATCATCCAACACCCCTTCGAGTGCCACTGATACCAGCTCTAACATAATGTCTGTCTCGTTTATATTTGCAGTTGTCATAGTGTTGCGCCCCTAATATTTTTGCGTAGCCATTTATCGGATAGTATTTCTTCTCTGTGCTCCAGCCTAACCAAAGGCGCAGCGGGTGTGGGTTGATGTAACATCTCGTCAGTGACATACAACTGCCGCGACAGCTTACTGTGTAGCCTTTTGTAGTCACGGCCTAAAGCCTCCGCATATTCCCACATCGTGTAGCCAACACCCGTTTGCAGCTTAGGGTTACACCCCTTATACACCAGCCGCTTAGTGCTCTTCTTTGATCCCATCATCTTTGGGTTCTCCTAAATAAGTTATGATGTAGTATGGGCTATACACCTGCCCAATCTTGTGTGCATCTTCTAGTGTTGAGGCGTACTGAGTACAGCCTGATTCGTCCCAATCAATTGCCCACATAGCTATCTCTCCACCGTTACTTTAAAGTCTACCGCATCTATCTCATTGCGAACTGCATCGACAATGAATTCTTCTAAGCTATCTCTCACTACAGATATAACATCTCCATAGTCTATATCTTCATTAGCTTTTTGCTCTAAGTCAGAGATGCGATACTCATGGTCATCGCCCTGACTGTCAAGAGTTTCAGTTAAACTCTCAGCGTCATGCATACTGGATTCTACTTCTTCTACACTAGACTCTAATGACTCTAAGCGTTGAGATATATTGATTTGGTTCAGGCCATCAAAAGAATTATCTTCATCGAGACCCATCACCTTCCGCTCTAACTCTGCAATTCTATTAGCATCGCGGATATGTATAGCTTCTGCCTCACCATAGAGATGGTGCAGCGCCTTGTTCTCTTCTTCTATCTGTTTAACATCCTGCATTAGTTGTTCTATCTTCAACCATTTCGGATCACCTGTCTCTGATGATGCTATCTTCGCCATTACTCTATCATCTACCCATGCTTCTATTACTGCGATTAAAGTTTTCATAGTTTGTATCTCCAATTAGGATTTAGTTTTAACCAACAGGCGGCACAAAGGTACAGCCCTTTCTCTTTTACATCCGCTGCTTTGCCGCAGCTACACTTTGTCATATCAATTTACCCTGTGATTTCAGCAGCCGAGTGTTGAGACCGCAGCTAACATCAATCACATCCATAAGAACCTTGCGATCCTTGCCGTCAATCGGCATCGAACAGACCCATGCATACAGGTCTTTAAACTCTTTGATGTCCTTTACTGGAACTTCTGACAGCCTCATGGCTTCACTCTCCGCTTACATATAGGGCAAGGCTGCGTCCAGTCTCGTTGATCAGGGTGCAGACAGTACCGTGTGCGCTCATCGTCAGCAAACCTGTACCCACCGCCTGTCTTAACGTGGCGCGGCTTAGTTGTTATGTATTTCTGTTCATACTTTGTAAGTAACATTACTTAATCCCTATAAGTAGTTATAAAATTATGTGGCCCGTATCGGCACGGTGGGCCAGCCCGCTTTCATAGGATGTAGGAATCACCCCTGCCTGTAAAGATTGTACGAGCGAGGTCGTAATCCCATTCTTCTGGGTAGTCGCTCAACTCATGGGCTGCCTGTATACCTGCCAGCTCGCTGTCACTGACAACCTTCGAGGCATTGCATACGCTGTCAGTCCCGTATATGCCCTGACGTAGTATTTGAAACACGCGACAGCCTTGTAATTTAAATGCATTGGCTGCTTGCATATAGCCCATGCCCTCGACATCGTGCAGTGTATCGTGCTCCCACGGCTCGCCACAGTGGGCGCAGTATAAATCAAACATGATCGTGCTCCCCTTCTGGGTTAATTAGTGTGACGGCTCGCACCAATAGACAACAAGCATCTTCAACATTCCACATCTCTTGTAGCTCGTCATCTACATCGTCACCGTCTGCCCACTTAATGCGTAGGTCATCGTGAAAATCTTCTAGCTCAGAGCGTAGGTTATCTATGGCTGTTGCCAGCTTTTCTCTTTTACTTGTCATGGTCTCTATTCCTTATAAGTAATTATAACTATTGGGCTTACCCGCCCACCGCAATCACATCGGGATCAACAACAAACCCGCTCGTATCTTTTTTGGCCTTGCCTTTCGCCAGTAACCCGACCACCACATGCCCAGATCGGAGGTTATCCAGATCGCTTTTGTCCCCATCAATAACCTCTCTCCCCATATAGTGAGTCGGTAGTCTTTTGCGGAACACTACCGCCATCGGGTAGCCGTCTGGCATTTGCTCTACCTGCTTGCGATAGGAGGGCGCTCCGCTATAACTAAACATAAGCTTATAGTTTGCTGGCGTTTTGCCCAACCGCTTCACCCGTTTTGTGTAGTCGTAAAACTTCAGGTCTGGAAAATCCTGCGGGATTTGGTGGTTCTCCCATGCAATATCGCTAATGGTATTGAGTCGCACCACGCCCACCGATCCGGTACGCTTGCAAAGTTTAGCAAAGTTAGTCAGCTCTACTCGCAATTGCGCTAGGAAACGCACCTGATCAAAATGGTAGTAGTCGGTTTTGGCTTTGCGCCCCGCCCTTACATTGCTAAACGCCCCCATACCTGCCGACTCTAGGCAACCCGCCCGACAACCTGCCGCCTTACTAGCAGGACAGATAACATCGTCCGGCAGTAGTGATAGCGATGCGACCCGCGTTTGTGCCTTTTCTTTCTTTTGAGTCTTTGCAATTTTGGTATTGCTTGCACTTGTAGATAATAATTTTTTCATTGTCTCGATTCCTATAAGTAGTTATAAGCTGCCAAATAAAACGGCATATATTCCAGCCACCGCTAATACGGCAACCCCTGTTATCCATAGACCTAGTGATATTGTAGTCATTAGCTCACACTGTTTATTCATTCGCTCCCAATCCTTTTGGCGCAAGTACTTGTATGCGGCTTCGATCCCCGCTTCGCGTATATCGTTATCATTTTGCATGGTTTAGATTCCTTATAAGTAGTTATAATATTTGAGCCGCCATGTTGGCGTGAAGTATTGTCCCGATAGCACTAGCAAAATATGCCAGCGGGATCATAGCCAACGCGATAGCCAAAGCCAAAGCCATCTCTCGCCTAATTTGCCGCGCACGTTTGCGCTGCCTGTACGATTTTTTACGCATAGTCTTACCCTTATTTACAGTTAAAAGTATATTTATAAATCCTATTGCATGGCGTTAACCATGCGACAGGATTGGATATATACCTTACATGCTTGCCGCGATTGCCGCGATTGCGATCTTAAAGGTTGCGCGTTCCTTCACGCACTTGGAAGCTTTTAGCAATGCTCGCAGGTGTTCGACAGCGTCGCCGTTAGCGGTAGGCTGCACCGGTGCGTTTAGATTAGCAACCATCTGCGAGCTTTCGCCTTCACCGCCACCATTTCCGCCTTTATTGCGCGGCACAACATCTACCAGTTCGCCGTCTTTAACAGTGAGTGCACGTGGATTTTCTTCACCGTTCGCTTTTTTGACGCGCTTCGAGAGCGTGTTGAACTGGGTGCGAATTGAGGCCACTGCCTTCTCATTATGGGCGAGAGCTTTGAAAAGTTTAACAAGCACATCCCGCGCCTTAATATCCTTGTTGATAATCCATGCTTCGAAAGCTTCAATTAGTGCCTCCTGCATTTTGCCTTTGTTGTTAACACCGGCAACCCAACCTTTCGCAAGTGTAGGTATAGTTTTTTCGTTCAATAATAAAGTAGTAGTGGCCATGTTCGTATTCCTTATAAGTCGTTATAAATAAAGTTAAATGAATTTGTTTTTTCAACGTGCCTAATATATTTGGTTGCACGTTCAATGTAAATATTATTTTTGTTTTTAAAATGACCCAAATGCGATAGTTGGTCACGTGACTGAAATTGCCTATCGGGTCATATGTCGTTTTCAGGTAAATTGTCGCAAATAGATAATGCTACCTTTTATACACCAATTTTTTGAGGGTCGATTTTGGGGGGATTTGAGGCGTTGTTGCATGGCGTTTAACAGGGCTAGAAAGCTTTCTAAGCTAGTTTACGGAAACCAATACTCAGGTATTCTTAAAAATTAAATAGATTAGGAAGGCCAATAGGCAGCTTAAAACGAATACGTCAGTCGTTATGCCAATAGTTAAACTGGTTAAAAACTGATCAATTTCAGAGGTTTTAAAGAATGTCAATGAGTTTTTGCAGGGAGTGAGGATATATATATAAGCTATTGAATTTATGGAGCCTTTATAACTAAAAGGTATAAGTCTTTAAAGGTCTCTAAAGTCTTACCAGATTGGAAACTAGCTTGCAATAAACTTCTGTGACTTCAGAGTCTTTAAAGATTTTGTAGTTTTGGGGGTTTTGTGCTAGTGATTGCGGCTGAGTAGCTTTTTTCGACTATAAAAAGTAGCAAGACTAGGCGGGGTAGGAGACCATAGCCCCTCCCCCCCATATGTATACATGCTTATACATTTTGAAAGGCTTTGGAGTGTACACCAGTTAGCGCGGCAGCTTCAAAGACTTCAAAGGGTGTGGAACGGGTGGAGCATACTAGATATATATAGATGTAACCCCGGAGGGCTTATAAGTATTATAGTTAGATATTGAGCTTTTGTCAAGCTAAATCGTAAATAAACACGAAATAAACTTAATTCTACTTGACAAAACCCCCATACGACTGTATAATGTAATACATGACTACCACTAAAGAACTAACAACTAAACAACAGTCCTTCCTTGATAGCCTAACAGCATGCGGTGGAGACACACAGCTTGCAGGAGAGATGGCCGGATACGCCCCTACCAGTATTAATAGCGTAGTTAAAAGCTTAAAGACAGAGATACTGGACTTAGCTACAAACATACTAGCGCAGAGCGCACCTAAAGCTGCTCTAAAGCTCGTACAGGTCATGGACAGTGCAGAACCTATCCCACAAGCTAACATGCGTATACAAGCAGCACAGACCATTCTAGACCGTGTAGGCTTAGGCAAGACAGATAGACTAGATGTTACCGTTAATACTGCTGGTGGTTTGTTTATACTCCCCGCTAAAACAGAAACAGTAATAGAAGGTACTTATGAGGAGGTCTAGTAGTACTATCCCGTTTGGATACGAACTAGATGAAGCAGACATGGCATTGCTTACTCCCGTTCCAGAGCAACTAGAAGCTCTAGATAAAGTTATACCTATGATTAGAGACCAGACCTTATCTTTACGAGAAGGTGCTTTGTTCCTAGAGTTTGAAACTGGAAGAAGTCTTTCTCACATGGGCTTAAAGAAGATAGTTGAAAAGCGAACATGAGTGATTGGGATGTTAACCCCGACAACTACGCAAAGGATGATAGCGGAGAGTTCATACTCAAAGTAGATGGAACCCCGCGTAAGAAGTCAGGAAGAGCCAAAGGTTCTAAAGGTCGTGGATACACCTACCACTCCGAGACCAAAGCTAAGATGGATGCAAAGAGAGCAGTAAGAGAAAAACAAAAGAAACTCAAAGCAGCTCAAAGCAAAGTAGATAGCTACAAGCAAAGCATCAAAACTACTAACAAGACATTGAATAAGCTTAAAGGCAGTTCCACAACTGGCAACGTCTTAGAAGCTCCAGAGCTGAATGCACTCCCCGCAGCCTTAGCACAAGAAGCACAAGAGGACGTTATCTTCAAGGCCAACGAAGGCCCACAAGAAGACTTCCTCGCAGCAAGCGAGACAGACGTTCTGTACGGAGGAGCAGCAGGAGGCGGTAAGTCCTACGCCATGCTCGTAGACCCGCTTAGATACGCTCACAGGGCTGCTCACAGGGGTCTAATCATAAGACGCTCTATGCCAGAACTACGAGAGCTTATAGACAAGAGTCGTGAGCTGTACCCAAAAGCCTTTCCGGGCTGCAAGTACAAAGAAGTAGAGAAGCTGTGGAACTTCCCCAGCGGAGCTAAGATAGAGTTTGGATTCCTTGAGCGTGATGCAGATGTATACAGGTATCAGGGACAAGCATATAGCTGGATAGGGTTTGACGAGATCACACACCTACCCACAGAGTTTAGCTGGAACTACTTAGCGTCACGGCTACGAACTACAGATTCTGAAATTGTACCTTACATGCGTTGTACAGCAAACCCCGGCGGCATCGGGGCAACGTGGGTAAAGAAGCGTTACATTGATCCACAGCCTGCTAACACTTCTTTTGAAGGCGCTGATGGTTTAACAAGAAAGTTTATACCAGCACGATTACAAGACAATCCTTTCTTAGCACACGATGGACGCTACGAGAAGATGCTAAATGCTTTGCCGCCTACACAGCGTCAACAGCTACTAGACGGTAATTGGGATGTTGCAGAAGGTGCAGCATTCACAGAGTTCAACCCTATTGACCATGTCATAACGCCTTTTGAACTGCCCCTGCACTGGGAACGTACAAAGGGAATTGACTATGGTTATGCATCAGAGAGTGCTTGTGTGTGGGGTGCAGTTGATCCCAGCGATGGCACACTGATCATATATAGAGAATTGTATAAGAAAGGATTGCTCGGTACTGAGTTAGCAGATATGTTAACCAATATGGAGATGGGTGATCCCTTCAGCGTAGGTGGAGTTCTAGACACAGCTTGTTGGAGCAGAACTGGAACCACAGGCCCCACAGTAGGTGAGACACTGCAAAGAGCAGGCCACAAGCTAAGAAGGGCTGACAAGAATCGCATACAAGGCAAAATTCAAATCCACGAATACTTGAAGATCACGCAAAGCGGTAGGCCACGAATCCAAATATTTAATACTTGCCCGAACCTGATACGCGAACTTCAAAGTATTCCTCTGGATAAATCTAATCCCGAAGATGTTAATACACACGCTCCTGACCATGCATACGATGCACTAAGATATTTGATCATGGCAAGACCGCGTATTAACGACACAATGAGTCAGATGAGACAGCTAAGCAGAGAGAAACATTTCGAGCCTATTGATTCGACTTTTGGATATTAAAACAAACCCATAATTAAAAAGAGAGAATAAATATGTCAACAGCTACAGGACAAGTAAACATCCGTAAGAACATCAATGACGCAGCTATCGCTTCAGATGTTCGTCTTTTATCAGAGCGCGTAGGCGCAGAAGTAACCGTAACTACAGCTACTATTGCTGTAACAGACGATACACACACTGACGTAACCTTTGTACAGCCTGCTGGAACAATCATCCGTAACTTGATCGCTACTCCTGCTGGCAACCTCGTTACTGGAGGAAGCAGCGGCAATGACGTAGACTTTAGTTTAGGTACGGCTGCTGGTGGTGGTCAAATTATTGCAACTGAAGCAATCATGGATGACGGCGGCTCTGCTGTAACATGGGCTGCTAAAGCTCCTTTGTATTTGATCAAAGAGTCACACGGTCATGCAGCTAACCAATTTGTTACTACTTCAGTAACTGCTGGTGTTGTAGGCGGCCCAGCTACTTCAGAAGCTATTGTAATTGCAAGCACTCTGTACTCTGCTGTTGATCGTACATTGCATGCGCGACTCACTCCAATTGGTGCTGACCTCGCTACTGCCGCAACAACTGTTACATACACCGTTCAGTTTCAAGCTATCTAAGTTAAATCAGTAATACACCTGCCCGATTCTTAGGATGACGGCAGGTTTTTCTGGAGAACAAGAATGAAAAAACAAAAGTATAGTAATGGTTCTTTAGTTGCTAGAAAAGATTTCAAAGGTGTTGGAAGTATTACAGGTTCTGCACAAGGCAATCAAAACTACACTTCTGGAAGCGTTACAGCTAGAACAAAAATAGGTGGAGCAACAGTTTCCGCAGACATGTTTAAAGATTCTAAAGGTACTACAGGCTCTAGTTACAGCATTAACAAGCAACTTCCAAAGAATAAGTCAGTAAATGCTTATAGTAATAAAGGCGGTAGCGGTGCTTCTGTTTCAAAGACATTTAAGCGTACTGGAATTACAGTAAGGGCTGGAGTCAATAAAAACGCTGGCGGTCAACTTAGCGGCAACATGAGTATTCAAAAGCCCCTCTAAAGGAAAGTTAAATGAACGAAGAAAATACATTATTCGATAACGCTAACGAACTCTACTTTAAATCTGTAGAGGGAGAGAGCGGTCTAGAGATGAATCTAGAAGACGATGTGCGTTCTCGTTTTGTAGGCTTAGTAATGGATCGCTTTGCAGATGCTGAAAGCGCAAGAGAACACGATGAAGCAAGATGGCTACGAGCCTACCATAACTTCCGTGGACTATATGGAAAGAACGTAAAGTTCAGAGAGTCAGAAAAATCTAAAGTATTTATCAAAGTAACTAAGACCAAAGTACTAGCAGCATTTGGACAGCTAGTAGACGTTATTTTTGGAACAGGTAAGTTCCCAATAGGCGTTAAAGAAACACTTATTCCTGAAGGCGTTGCAACGTATCAACACCTTGACATGACTCCGGGCATTGAAACAAGCCAGAGCGCACCAAAGCCTCAAGAAGAAAAGACAGAAAAAGTAAACCCTTTTGATGTTGGCTACGAAGGTGATGGCAAAGTACTAAAGGCTGGAGCAACATTCTCAAGCGGTGAGTCTGCTTTTGAAGAAGCAGTTAAGAAAGGAATAGAAGAAGGCAAGTTAAATTTTGCTAATGGCCCTTCTCCTGATCCTCAAGTATTAGAAATGTCTCCAGCTAAAGATGCTGCAAGACACATGCAAAAACTTATTCACGATCAAATTGAAGAGTCTAATGGTTCTTCAGAACTACGGAATGCATTATTTGAAGCAAGCTTATTCGGCACAGGAATTGTTAAAGGCCCATTTAACCACAACAAAACTATTGGACGTTGGAACAAAGATGAAGAAACTGGCGAGCGCAATTATTCTCCTCTCAATGTTCGTGTTCCACGGATTGAATTTGTCAGTATATGGGACTTCTTCCCCGATCCCAGCGCCACTACGATTGATGAATGTGAGTACACCTTCCATCGCCACAAGCTCAATAAGTCACAGCTAAGATCATTATCAAAGCTACCATACTTTAACAAAGACGCTATACGCGAATGTTTGATGATGGGGCCAAACTACACAGAGAAAGACTACGAGCACGAGCTGAAAGACGATGCTAGAACAGATGACTATGGTTCTGGTCAGTTTGAAGTGTTAGAATATTGGGGAATCATGGACGCACAGTACGCCCGTGAAGCTGGAATGGAACTTCCAGATGAAGTGGATGATTTAGATGAAGTACAAGTTAATGCATGGATTAGTAATGGCAAGCTACTCCGCTCAGTTATTAATCCTTTTACTCCATATAGACTGCCCTATAATGCCTTTAGTTACGAGCGTAACCCTTATAGCTTTTTCGGTATTGGTGTGGCCGAAAATATGGATGACTCGCAACAAATAATGAACGGCCATGCACGTATGGCTATTGATAACCTTGCACTGAGTGGTTCCCTTGTATTCGATGTTGACGAATCTGCTTTGGTGGGTGGACAGTCAATGGATATATACCCCGGCAAGGTGTTTAGAAGGCAAGCAGGGATGCCCGGACAGGCGATTCACGGAGTGAAGTTCCCTAACACATCACAAGAAAACATGATGATGTTTGACAAGTTCCGTCAGCTTGCAGATGAACAGACAGGTATTCCTAGCTACTCTCACGGTCAAACAGGCGTACAGAGCATGACACGAACTGCTTCTGGTATGTCTATGCTACTGGGTGCAGCAAGCTTAAACATTAAGACAGTCGTAAAGAACTTAGACGATTTCTTGTTGAAGCCTTTGGGTCAAGCTTACTACCAGTGGAACATGCAATTCTTTGAAGGCGATCTGGCTATTGAAGGCGATTTAGAAATTAGAGCAATGGGTACTAACAGCCTGATGCAGAAAGAAGTACGTAGCCAGCGATTGACTATGTTTCTTCAGACCGCACAGAATCCTGCCATTGCACCGTTCGTTAAAATCTCTAAGATCGTTAGTGAGCTTGCTTACAGCCTTGATCTTGATCCCGATGAAATACTTAATGATCCTGAAGAAGCTGCGATCATGGCCCAAATTATAGGAGCACAGAATGCTGGACAAGCAAATGGCAGCGAGGCTGTCCCCGCTGGTGAGCAACCCGGAACTATGGGTGGCGTTCAAGGAGCACCTCAACAACCTCAAGATGTTGGAGTTACAGGCACTGGCGGTGGCAACATCGGAACTGGAAATGTTCCGCAAGCAGGGGAAAGTGAGTTCTCTGGGTAATTTAGAACAGCTAAAAGAACAAATAAAAGAAGCTAAACAGAGAATTGAGGACTAGAAAATGCCAAAAAGTTTAATGAAAAAAGAAGACATGACCATTCAAGAAATGGAAGCAAAGAGTCAAGCGTGGATAGATAAAGATAACGCTGCTAGAAAACTAGATGCTCCTTTTTCAAAAGAAGAAATAGAAAAAATGGATGAGCAACACGCTCAAGACGAAATGGATCGTAAGATGAACGAAGGCTACAACCGCTCACGTAAGTCTATGGGTGGCAAGATGAAGTATGCTGAAGGCTCAATGCTTATGCCACCAGAAATGGAAATGGAAGAAGACATGCCTGTCGATACTTACGACAACATCCCAGAAGACGAGATGGCAGCCGCAGAATCTTCACAGCTTCCAGACGATGCAATGGAAGACAGCTACCTAGAGTTTGTACTTACTGAATCTTTAGAAGCAGATGATCAAGAATATTTAATGAGCGTTCTAGAAACAGATGAGCGTTTAAGCAGCATCTTTGACAAAGTTATGGATGTCGCAGGAGAATTCTCAGGTGAAGGGGAAGTAGACGGCCCCGGCACAGG